ACCACAAAGCCTTTGTCATTCATACGTTTGACCACCTCTGCATTGTGCTTGTCAGTCAACACAGGGTAATGTGTATAGGTGAAACCACGTTTGCCAACATTGGCATCAGCAAGCTGATCGTTGGCCTCAGCATCCAGACGATGCCCATCACCTGCAAGATCACCTGCCTGATTGTGTCGCCACAACTGACCATCTTTGAAAGATGAAACAGTGGCAATGAAACCTGACCAACCATCACCACGTTCACCACTTGTGACTTTTGCCCAATGCATTGCCAATGGCCCACCATCTGCATAGCAGCCATTTTTCTTGAACTCACATTCATCTGGACATGTAGCAGCAGATGTAGTTGTGACAGGTATTTTGCCAACCTTACGATTAGCAGATTTGAGTGTAGTATGAACTGTGTAAGTCATTTGCTTACTCCGTAAAAGTGTCCAACATTGGACGGTTTCGATTAGTGTTAATGTCTATACATGTTATATAACACTTTCACTAAATATCAAGTGTTATATAACTGTAAGACTATTAATGTTAGTCAGCAGCCCAGATAGATAGCAAGCAAACTCCAACATATGGGATGCCTACAAGCAGCCAAACAGGGTCAAGATAGGCTTGTGCTACGAATAGGACTGTAGCAGCCATGACGATGCTAGATAGCACCAAGCACATAACTACAAGAAACTTTACGAAATACATATCAAATCCTTTCAGGATAACAAGTGTCCAACATTGGACGGTTTCACTATCACTGCCCACTGGTAACAGTGGACAGAAACAGTGCAACCTGTGCATTATGCATTGCGTTGCTGCTTGGCAAGTTGTGACTGTAAGTCACTGATGATGGTTTCAAGGTCAAGATTATTCAACTCACATTGTTTCACAATGGTATCGACCATCTTTGTACGTGTCACTTGCACTTTCACTGAACGCTGTTCAGTTGCACCACCAGTAGCCTTAGCCTTTGGCTCGACCCAACCAGTGTCTGACACTAAAGTGTCTTTACCATCCATCTGTCCAACCTTAGAGCTACCTGCGGTGAACACTTTGTCTGCTTTAGCAGGTTGCTGCGTCACTTCTGCTGCTGCTGCTTTAGCAGCCTTACGCATAGCAGCTTGTAAAGCTGTCAAGGATGTGAAGCCTTTCTTTGAGGCTTTGATGAACTCTACACACTCAGCTTGGTTCTCATAGAACCATAGTGCCTCACTGCGACGACGACGATCAATCTTGTCAATGCCATGTGTCCGAAGGACATGAGTTGGGATTTGACCACTGTCAACAGTTGACTGTGCTTTCAGCACTGACATCAGCTTGCCCAAACGAGTGTCGAAGCCAGAGGCTTTGGTAGTCTGCTTCACATTGTGAATTGCATTCCACATCTTACCCAAGGCTTTGCCTTCTTTCACTAGGGCATCAATTGAAGTACCTTCAACTTTGGTGATTGCTGTTTTTGCTGATTTAGCCATGATACTATCCTTTACTAACTTATGTTACATTTAAGAGAGTTTACTTATCTCTCTCACCCTAAAGGGAGAGATAATAAACTATCTATGTAACTAGATAAGTTAGTAAGTAGTAAGTGTCAACCCTTTCGTGTGATCCTCTGCCCGTGCCGTTTCATGCGCTACTGCAAGAAATAAATGTGTAACATTTTTTCTGAAGTTCACGTGCGAAACTCACGAAGGTTTCATGCTGACTGTTGAACCGTCCAATGTTGGACAGTTAGTAGTGACCACCACCCCTTATGGGGTAGGGTTAAAATGTGCATCGACTCTGCAACACCATTTGTGATCACAAACCCCTAGTTTCATACAGTCTTTAGACTGGCAACTGATTCCATAACAGTTGTCACACTAAGATATGTTACTGTAAGTAAACACTTTTCCTGTAGCATGGTGAAAGGTCATGCATAATGCGTGTTCACCTGTGTCACGACATGTGTCATGTGTGCTATGCCTGTGTGTCATGCAGGGGTGGGCAGGGGCCATACGGGGGGTGTACGTTATTGTATATGAATACCTACACAGATCAGGAAAAATGAAGCGTTAACCACATTACATATATAGTGGTTTACACGTGCCAGTGTTACCGATTGTAACATATTGTGATGTAATATTACGTTACAAAGTGTTACATTACGTGATAACCCTCTTGACATGTCCCAGAAAATGTGTAAAACTTATATATAAGAAAACTAGGATGACACTTAAAGTGTTACATGTACAATGTACACTTAGAATGATCTATATATCTAGTTTATATATACACTAACTATAATAACACTTAAGTAAACACGTACAGTGATACACTTTAAGTGACAGTCCGATAGGACGAGGATTTGTAATTATAGTTTAGTATACGTAACTTTCTTATTGACAATGGCTAAAAAATCAGTAAAACTATACACAGATAATGTTCTTGAAGAGTTCTATAAACACGTAGTTGCAGGAACAGTTAAAGATTTGCATATCCCTCATAGTGATGTATTCTACGTGCGAGAAGCAGTGCAGAACCATTATGGGAGGAAGTTTACGTTAGAACACGTAGAGTGGGCTATGCGTATGGAAGGTTGGACTGAGGGCAATGGCAGCGACTCCTGAACGTATTAAGAATAAGATGAAAGAGTTAGGACTCTCAGGTGTTAACAAGCCTAAGCGTACTCCTAGTCATAAAACTAAGTCACACGTAGTTATGGCTAAAGAAGGTGACACGTATAAAGTAATTCGCTTTGGACAGCAAGGCGTTAAGGGTGCTGGTAAGAATCCTACATCAGCTAAGGATAAAGCACGTAAGAAAAGTTACTATGCTAGACATAATGCTCAAGGTAAACCTACGAGTAAGTTGTCCGCTAAGTATTGGTCACATAAAGTTAAATGGTAGTAGGAAATAGACATGGCATTAAGTAAGATTCGTAGAGCAGGTGCTAAGGCAGGTAAAGCAGCTAGTAAAGCTGTACGTGAAAAGAATCAACCAGCACGTAAGAGTGGTGAGCGTGTAAAGACTACTAAGCAAGTCAAAGAAGATATTGAACGTCTAAAGAATAAAGAGGCAGCTAAGGTTACTGAGAAGAAAGGTAGCATAGCTAAGAAGATGACAGTCTCTAAAGAGGACATTAAGCAAGCTAACACAGCACGTGAGCTAGATTCGGTGCAACGCCGTATTGATAACATGAATGATGGCTTAATCAAAAAGTCAATGCAAGCTATGTTAGATCGTCAGCGTAAAGGATTTGAAAACATGCAAGCTGATGAAGTAGATACAGCATCACGTAAGTCAGCACAGTCAGCTAGTGATCGTAAAGAGTTTAAAGGCTATAAACCTGAGAACCCATTTGAGGGTATGAAGAAGGGTGGCATGGCTCGTAAAAACTACAATAAAGGTGGTTATGCTAATTGTGGTGCCTCAGTAAAACCTAACGGGAAATTCAGTAAGTAAAATGTGGATTGGTATACTACTAGTCTGTTTTGATCCTATGGCATTGTCCTGTAAGATCATAGCTAAACCTGAGCCTTTCTATACTGAGGAATCATGTTTGAAAGAAGCAGAACAGGTAGCAACTAATATACGTCAAGGGGGTGCCTATGCTACACCACATTGCCACAAAGTAGAAGGGAACTCCGTGTGAAAAAAATTCCAGCAAGTAATAAAGGTCTAGCTAAACTACCTAAGAATGTACGTAATAAGATGGGGTACATGGCTAAGGGTGGTATGGCTACTCCTAAGTTTAAACCATGTAAAGGTTGTCCTACACCAGCTAACTGTGGGACGAGTAAGAAATGTCAGAATGCAGGTAAATAATGAATTTTACTGATTGGAAAGATGAGTTAGAAAAATGTGGGTACGTTGTAACTGAAGATACAGTTACTACAAAACGAGGTGACGTACTTGCAGGTAAAGACCCATATGGCGGTTACTACGTGAATGACTCAAGAGTACAAGACATTGTAAGCAAAAAGCCTACAATTAAAAAGCAAGTTAAGAAGGCAGCTAAGAAAGCAGTTGAAAAAGCTACTGAGTTAGTTATGGAACGTGCTCGTGACAAGAATGGACATTTCATTGCGGATGATCCTAACACTGAAGTCAATGAAGCATGGGTAGTTAAAACTAAAAAGAAATAAGAATAAATGGTAGCATTACTCTATAATACTAAGTCTGAAAGTATTACAGTATCTGCAACAGCAGGTGGTGCAAGTGGAGATGTATTGTATGCGTGTCCTGCTAACCATGATTGTACACTTGACATATTGTTAGTTAGTAATGGCGGCAGTGCATCTAAAAAAATTAGTATACAGTTTTATCATAATGATGACTCTACCTACCACAACCTAGTTAAAGAACACGCAGTTGCAGGTAATGACATTTATAATGTATTTTCATCCGCACAGTTTCATTTACATGCAGGTGATAAGATAGTAGTGTATATGGAGTCAGGTAGCACTTTTGACGTTACCATGTCAGGTAGAGAATACTATAACCCTGCAAGACCAGCATAACGGGTATGTATCTTTTATAGGTACTAATAGGTCAACAAACATGATATAACTATGTCCAGTACTGGTAAATAAATACCAGTTATGTGATCACAAATGGAGATAGTTAATATGAAACAGTGGTTAAAGAAACTTTTTATTGCATTAATCAAAGCACGTCAAGCTGAAGCAGATCGTCGTATTGCTATGATGCAACTAGGATCAATGACAGATCGTGAGCTAAACGATATTGGTATTGGACGTGGAGATATTCGTAGAGTAGTATACGACGAGAAAGAGTATATCAATGAAGAAGCCAAAGCCAAAGAGTACCGTAAATTCGGCTGGGAACTACACAAAGCCAACCATGCGTAAGAACCTGTTTAATAAAATTAAAGCGGGTACTAAGGGCGGTCGTGCAGGTCAGTGGAGTGCTCGTAAAGCTCAAATGCTTGCTAAACAATATAAAACTAAAGGCGGGGGTTACAAATAGTGGCTCTCGCTAAATCACAACAAAGCCTTAAGAAGTGGACTAAGCAGAAGTGGCGTACTAAAAGTGGCAAGCCTAGTGCTAAGACTGGTGAGAGGTATTTACCTTCTAAGGCTATTGATGCTCTTAGTTCTAGTGAGTACGCAGCCACAACTAGAGCAAAACGACAAGGCACTAAGGCAGGTAAACAGCATGTGGCTCAACCTAAAAAGATTGCAAAAAAGACAGCCAAATACAGGAGAACGTAGTGGCAGAAGCAACAGCAACATTTCTTGATGATTGGAAAGTACTACCACGTCTAATGATGCTAGTGGTAACTATCCTTACATATAAATCTGTATTCTGGTTTATGGCATTGCCTGATCCCTCAAATGCCCAAGCTGGTCTAGTATCAGTTTGTATGGGTGCATTAACAGGATGTTTCGGCATTTGGGTAAACGGTGAGAACAAGAAGAGTGGTACACCTTCGTCTAAAGATATTAGGTAGTTTATGCCTGATCCTATTATTATCTAGTTGTGGATTGACTAGCCTACCATTCTTTGGAGGTGGCGGTGGTGGCCCAACTGTAAACTCTAATGCACAGATAGGTAAAGAAAACAAACAGGCTGTTGTTACCTACGAAGAAGAAGAAACAAATAGTGCGGGTCGAGATGTTATAAAGACTGAAGTACTAAAAGAAGTAGAAACTGGTACTGTAGAACAGTTAAAGATAAATAACACTAACATTCCTGTATGGGTTATACTATTATTGTTGTTAGGATGGTTACTACCAACCCCAACCCAAATGGGACAAGGCTTATATACACTGCTGACCCTACCATTTAAAAGGAAAAACGATGGCGTTTAAACTAAGTAATAGATCATTGAAGAAACTTGAGGGTGTTCACCCTGACATGGTAGCTACAGTTAAACGTGCTATTGAACTAACTACAGTAGACTTCGGTGTAACGTATGGTGTACGTACATTAGAAGAACAAAAGAAACTATATGCATCAGGAAGATCACAGACTATGAAGTCTCGTCACTTGATACAAGGTGATGGGTACTCACATGCAGTAGACCTCGTAGCTTATGATGGTTCAGATGTAGTTTGGGAAATTAATGTTTACGATAACATTGCAGATGCTATGGCTCAAGCAGCTAATGAAGTAGGCTGTAAGATTAAATGGGGCGCAGCTTGGTCAGTAGGAAACATTTCTGAATATGTAGGCACAATGGAAGATGCGATGAATGAGTATATCGACCTACGTCGATCTCAGGGACGCAGACCATTTATTGATGGCCCTCACTTTGAATTGATGGTATAATAAGGAAGTACAATGGCTCGTGAGTTAACTGAACAACAACAAAAGTTTCTAGCAGTCCTTTTTGACGAGGCAGGAGGAGATGTACTCACAGCTAAAAAACTCGCTGGCTATTCGGACACAACAACAACTACACAAGTTGTTAAAAGCCTTAAAGAAGAAATCATTGATGCTACTCAGATGTTCATGTCACGTAATGCACCTAAAGCAGCTATGGCTATGGTAGGTGCTTTATATGACCCAACTGAACTAGGCATTCGTGATAAGATGCAAGCTGCCAAAGAACTACTTGATCGTACAGGTCTAGTTAAGACTGAGAAGATGCAAGTAGAAGCTAAGGGTGGCGTTATGCTTATGCCTCCTAAACAAATGGATGACGATGACTAAACCATTAAAACAATGGAAGTTACCCCAACCAACTGACATAAAAGAAGACAACGAGTGGGTTCCCATCCCACGTATATCCCGTACAATTCCTTTTGGATATGATCTAGACCCCGACGATCCTGACGTACTATTACCTAATGAGTATCAATTAGACATGCTTGAAAAAGCACAGCAGTACTTAAAACAATATTCATATCGTGAAGTAGCTAATTGGCTAACACGAAATACAGGTAGAGAAATATCTCACGTAGGTTTGAAGAAGCGGTTAGATAATGAGCGAAGAAGAAAAAACAAAGCTGGAAGCCTACGCAGATGGGCAGACTATGCGAAAAAGGCAATCTCCAAAGCGGAGGAACTCGAAGCCAAAAGACTCGGGGCCACAAAAGCGCAAAGCGACGAAGACGCAGCAGAAGCCTGAAGCACCTGCTATTGCTGCTACAGTTGAAGAGATACCAATTGAGCAGCAGCATAACGTAATTTTTAAACCTAATGCTGGCCCCCAGACTGACTTTCTAGCTGCAGGTGAACGAGAAGTACTATATGGCGGCAGTGCAGGTGGCGGTAAGTCATATGCGATGTTAGCTGACCCTCTACGTTTTATGGGTCATCCTAGCTTTTCAGGATTGCTACTACGTCATACTACAGAAGAGCTACGGGAACTTATCTTTAAATCACAAGAAATGTATCCTAAGATTTGGCCTGGGATTAAGTGGTCAGAAAGAAAGATGCAGTGGACTGCGCCCTCTGGTGCGAGGTTGTGGATGTCCTACTTGGATAAAGAAGATGACGTTCTGCGTTACCAAGGTCTAGCTTTTAGTTGGATAGGCTTTGACGAACTTACACAATGGCCCACTCCATTTGCATGGAACTACATGCGATCTCGTCTACGGTCTACTGCACCTGACTTGCCTGTGTATATGAGAGCTACTACTAACCCAGGAGGTAGAGGACATCATTGGGTTAAAAAAATGTTTATTGATCCTGCACCTGCAGGTAAAGCATTTGAAGCTACTGATATTGAAACAAATGAAACATTACGTTACCCAGCAGGACACGATAAAGCAGGTAAAGCACTATTTAAACGTAGGTTTATACCTGCTCGTTTGAAAGATAACCCATACTTAGCAGAGCAAGGTGACTACGAAGCTATGCTATTGTCGTTACCTGAGCAGCAACGCAGACAGTTGCTAGAAGGTGACTGGGATATTAAAGAAGGTGCCGCCTTCACTGAATTTGATAGGAACATTCACGTTGTTGAACCTTTTCACATCCCTAGTAACTGGGTTAAGTTTAGAGCATGTGACTACGGTTACGGTTCTTACAGTGGTGTACTTTGGTTTGCCGTTGCGCCTAATGAGCAACTTATCGTATATAGAGAACTATACGTCAGTAAAGTTTTAGCTACTGATCTTGCAGATATGGTATTGCAACTAGAAGCCGAAGATGGTAACATTAAGTATGGTGTGCTTGATAGTTCTTTGTGGCACAAACGTGGAGATACTGGCCCTAGCCTAGCTGAACAAATGGTTAGCAGGGGCTGTCGTTGGCGACCGTCAGATCGTTCTAAAGGTTCACGAGTAGCAGGTAAGAATGAAATACACAGGCGTTTACAGGTAGACGAGTTTACAGAAGAACCTAGACTAGTATTCTTTAATACATGTACACAGACAGTCGCACAATTACCTGCACTACCTATTGATAAGAAGAATCCAGAGGATATTGATACTTTAGCTGAAGATCACTTATACGATGCTTTACGTTATGGTATTATGTCACGTCCACGTTTTAGTTTATTTGACTATGATCCATATGGAACACCGTCTACAGGAATGAGAGTTGCAGATAGCACTTTTGGTTACTAAGGAAAAGTAAATGGCAGAAGATAACGAAGTATTCATTGAAGACGATGCAATCGTTTTAGAGGATACAGATAATTCAGAAGAGATTGATTATCAGACTAATAATATTATTCCATACATTATGGAACGTTATCATCGTGCTGAAGACTATCGTAAACAAGATGAAGAACGTTGGCTACGTGCATATCGTAACTATCGTGGTGTATACGGCCCAGATGTACAATTTACGGAAGCTGAAAAGTCTCGTGTATTTATTAAGGTTACAAAGACTAAAACACTAGCTGCCTATGGTCAGATTGTTGACGTACTTTTTTCTAAGAATAAATTTCCTTTAACGGTAGACCCAACAGAACTTCCTGATGGTGTTGTAGCGGATGTACACTTTGATCCTAAAGAACCTGAACAGTTGCGCACTAATGGTTTAGATGAAACTATTAGTCCATATGGATACAATGGTGATGGTCGTGAAATACCTAAAGGTGCTACAGCTAAAACACTACAAGAAAGTCTAGGTCTATTTGAAGATAAGCTAGACGGTATTGATAACCTTAAAGAAGGTGCAGGACAAACTCCTACGTCTGTTACGTTTAGTCCAGCTATGGTTGCAGCTAAGATGATGGAAAAACAAATCCATGATCAACTGGTTGAGTCAAGTGCATCTAAACATTTACGCAGTACAGCATTTGAGATGGCTTTGTTTGGCACAGGTGTAATGAAAGGCCCGTTTGCTGTAGATAAAGAGTATCCTAATTGGAATGACGATGGCGAGTATGAGCCACTGTTTAAAACTGTCCCTCAAGTAACACATGTATCTGTGTGGAACTTTTATCCAGACCCAGATGCAAATAACATGGACGAGGCACAATATGTTATTGAACGTCACAAATTATCACGTACACAACTACGTGCCTTAAAGAAACGCCCTTACTTCCGTGCTTCTGTAATCGACGATGCTATTGCACTAGGTGAAAACTATGACAAAGAGTATTGGGAAGATGATTTATCTGACTATGCACCTGAGCATGGCGTAGAACGTTTTGAAGTTCTAGAATACTGGGGCATGGTAGATGTAGACTTACTAGAAGAGCAAGGTGTAGATATTCCATCTGAGCTATCAGGTACAGATGAATTACAGGCTAACATTTGGGTATGTAA